GCGAGAACTGCGAAGGAGAGCAATCAGAAGTGCTTGGGGAGAGACTTGAATCAGATGCAGAATTGGCCAACCCCACGAGCAGGCAACCCAGGCAGTCGCAAGCCCGGAACGGGGGGCAAGATACTAGCGGAGGAAGCGAAGAAGAATTGGGCAACACCACAAAGCAGAGACCACAAGACTGCGGAGAGCAAGGAGAAGTGGGAAGCGAGAGCGAAATTACAAGCGGAGAAAGGTGTGAATCTTCACCTTCCATTGAACACGCAATGTCAGCACATCATGGAGGACAAACACAATGGCCTGCAAGACCCGGAGAAGAGCAATACGAGTGGGAAGAACCACGGGTCACCGAAGCTCAATCCTTCATGGGTGGAGCAACTAATGGGACTCAGCACAGGGTGGACAGACTTAGGCTCTTGGGGAATGGAGTTGTCCCCCAAACCGCAGAACTAGCATGGAAGACTTTATGGAAGGAATTGAATGCCCAATAAGCACAGCAGAAATGAACGAAGCTTGGCACAGATTTTGGAACAAGAATCAACTAGCAATCAACGCCCATGGTTCAGTGTATCGAACAACGATACCACGCAAAGAACCATGCAGAGGAAAATTTGATATAAAAAATCATGCAAGCAAGAGAACAATGTTACCACGAATTTAAGAATATGATTCATCGTTGGTCAGAGGAGTCTGATATGGAGGATGAGGAAATTGTTCAATGCATGGTGGATGCAGCTAAAGAATACTACGACCAGGATGTCATAGAGTTTGAATTTGATATGGAACTAGATGAAGACGAGGAGGACGAAGAATGAATATATATGCCCCCACGGGAGAGAAGTTGGAGAGTTGGCCATTATGGGTGAGGAGATTAACGGATGAGAATATGGTGCTTAAAAGCAGGGTCATTGATCTGGAGAAACATAATGACGAGCTATCCAAGGAAGTAACGGATCTAAAGGTCAGATGTTGTGATATTTGGAAGCAATTAACTGAGGAGCAAGCCAGACAAGCATGAAGTGGATAGATGGTGATGATGAATGGACTATCGAGCAGCAGAAGTTATGGGCAAGGAAAGCCCCGTTTGGATGGCAGAGATGTTGGCAATGTGGCAAGCAATGGAAGCAATTTTATGAAGATGCCTGCAAATGTAATGACAAGTGAATGTACCCAAGGGATACAATCCGATTTATTGGAAAAAATACGGGCGAGCGATATCAACATCAGTTGCAAGATTACCGAAGTGCAATTACAAAAAGCTAGGGCCACCACCCTTGCAATTAAGCCCAGAGGTGTTGGAACGGATACGGAATGCTGGACAATCGGTGAAAAGGAAATCCCGTGCAACACGCTCGAAGAAGCAATCATCGTAGGTATTGAGATATTAAATCGTGGGTAAGATAACCTATGCAGACGAAATAGACGCACGCTTTGGCGTGCCTTGGACAGATGACTTTAAGTATGATAGAGGAGAGTTAAAGTGTGCATTATCAGATGAAGAGATAGATAGGTTGACTGTACAAGATCCTGTACGAGCAGAAACACTTACACGCTTGCTCCTCGATCAACCAAATAGCGAGAAGGAAGATCCAATCGAATGGGGTTGGACTCTTCCTGGGTGGCGTAGGGTGATGGAAAATTGGAAGGACACAAAAATACATGTTTGCCTTGGAGGTAACAGATCATCAAAGACCACCTTCGCTTCTCGCTTGCTTGTCCACTTGGCACAGAACATACCCGAAGCAGAGATACGTTCTTTGCATGTCAGTGAGGAAAGATCAATTTCTGATAGCCAACGTTATATCCACGAGAGCCTGCCTGCACGATACAAGAGAAGTAAGAAAAAAGGAACTAATCATTCTTTACAATATACTCAGAAGAATGGATTTAATGCTGGTAAAGCAATCTTGCCACCAACCACACCAGATGCCGAGCGTGGGAGTACGATATACTTTAATAATTACAGGCAGTACATGGCAGACCCACAAATCTTTGAGGGATGGTCTGCACATTGCATCCATCTTGACGAGGAAGCACCTGAGAATATTTTTAATACGCTTGTCGGTGGTAGAACAGTAGACTACCACGGGCGTGTAATTCTGACCTTTACGACCCTGCAAGGATACACGCCACTAGTTAATAGTTTATTGAAAGGAGCTACTACAGTTAGTTCAAAATACAGCGAGTTAATGGGCAGGGAACTGCCCTTGGAGCAAGTGTCTGCTAATTGGCCAGATTGTCGGATATATTATTTCTGGTCACAGGATTCACCCTTCGTTGATTCCAATGAACTTGTGCGTACCTATTCTAAGCAACCACAGGAGGTAAAGCTTGCTCGATTATTCGGCATACCAAGTAAAAGCTTTGAAGGAAAGTTCCCCAAATTCCAGCGTGAGACCAATGTAATAGAACATAGTAAGATACCATTCATCTTAGATCCATCTGTAAGTGTAACCCGTTACTTCATCTGCGATCCGGGTGGTAGTAAACCTTGGGTTGGATTATGGGCAGGCGTGACCAAGGATGGTAAGATATATGTCTATCGTGAGTTTCCTGATAGTACAATGGGAGCATGGGCAATCCCACACATTAATGGTGCAGGTAAAGCAGTGGGTAAACCTGGCCCTGGACAACGTCCTCTAGGTTGGGGGTACAGTGATTACAAGGATTACTTTGAAGCACAGGAAGATGGTGAGGAGATATTTGAGCGAATAGTTGACCCACGAATGGGAGCAGCCACAGTGCGTACGAAGGAGGGAGAAAGTAATATAATCAATACAATGAGTAACATGGGATTTGTATTCCGTGCTGCACCAGGTGTGTCCATAGACTCTGGTATTGCCAAGATTAATGATGCACTTAGCTGGGATGATACAGAAACCATGACAGACAAGAATTGCCCCAAGCTTTACTTCTCCGATCAATGCGAGAATACAATATCTTCCATGCTTGAATATGCAGGAGAGAGTAAGAGTGATTACTTCTCTGACCAAATTGACTGCCTGCGATATTTATTTGTAAGCGGCGCAGACCATGTCACCCATCGTGACATACAGGTCACAGGTGGTGGTGGGTATTAGATTGACTACATAAGGGTGCTAATGTAGTTTTATGCTACACATGCTCTCTGCCAGCGATCCAGAATTACTATATGTCTCAAAAGAGCCTGACATTGCTTATCTTAGTGAAGCGTACAAGCGTACACAGAGTGATTTAGGTGAATGGTTAGATCGTAGACAAAGAGACTATGATGTCCGTAATTGTTTATGGGCAGGTAAGAGTGATGACTTTAAGAAGCATTCAAGCCAAAGTTCCACAGGAGATGTGTTCCCCTGGGAAGGTGCGAGTGACCAAGAACAAAGGATGTGCGATGAGTTGATTAATTGCCGGGTGGCAATGTCAATGAATGCAATCCGACGTGGTCACATAATAGCCACACCCACTGAATCAAGTGATGTCGAGCGTGCCAATGTGGTATCCATGTTTTTACGATGGTTAATTAATTCTAAGATGCAGGAGTTTTATCCTGAGATTGAACTTGGATTAAATCATCTTTTTGAAAAAGGTATGATGGTTCATTATGCTTGGTACGAGAATCAAGAACTGAAGCAACAACAGACCATTAAGCTTGAAGAGATTGCCCAAGTCCTTCCACAGATTGCCGGAGCGATACAGGATGGAAGTATGGACGAGGAATTAAGTGAGGCACTTAAAACACAGTTTGATATTAGCAAGTCCAAGGCACGGGCAATGTTAAAGGAAATGCGTAAGGATGGAGAAACCACAGTACCTGTCACACGCCAAGTTGTAAGTAGACCCAAGATTAAAGCCCTTGCACCCGATGAGGATGTATTTTGGCCAAGCTATTGTATAGATCCACAGGAAGCACCTTACATGTTTCATAGCGTGAGTATGACTCCAGAGCAATTAAGGTCTAAAATTAGTACCGAAAAATGGTCAGAAGAGTTTGTGGATGCAGCGATTGAACTTGCAGGACAAGGCGAGGATACAGATGAGAACATCTATCAATTGCGAGAGAATGATGAGTTTACCAGAAACAATGATAATAGCCTTGTTAGAATTGTGTACTGTTATCAAAGACTATTGGATGAGGATAATGTACCCGGTATTTATTGCACGATCTACCATGCCAATATTTCTGATCTTTATGCCAAGCATCAATTACTTGATTATGCACATGGGCAATATCCATTCGTGGTAACCACCCTTGAAAAAACAGACAAAAAATTATACTCGTCCAGGTCATACCCAGAGCTTATTGAAAGCTTGCAGCAGGTACTCAAGGTCGAAACAGATGCAGCGATTGATGCACAATCGTTAACAACTTTACCTCCTTTGGAACACCCTCTTGGTCGAGCCCCTTCCCGTTTTGGGCCGGGTGTAAAATTACCTTATCGTGTACCTGGTGAAGTAAGATTTGCAGACACACCCCGTGGATCTGGTGTTAATGTAGAACTTCGTAGATACATCCAAGAACAAGCAGATAGATACTTTGGTAGAAACGCACCAGGAGTAAATCCTGTGGAAGCACAGATGAAGCAACAAGAAGTGATAGATAAAGTATTTCATCACTTAAAACTTCTACTCGATCAAGTATACTCCCTTTACCAACAGTATGGCCCAGACCAAGAATACTTCCGTGTCACAGGTATGCAGGACATGCAGAAGTACGACAAAGGAAATGCTGGTGAACGATTTGATTTTTACATGCAGTTTGATGCTGCCACGCAAGATCCAGAACAAATGCTTGAGCGTGTAAAAGCAATTGCACAACTTGGCGCACAACTCGACAAGAATGGTACGCTGGATACCGAGAGATTATTGCAAATTGCAGTTGGGCAGATTTTACCGGGTGCTGCGGAAAGTATCATGCTTCCCAAAGAAACCGCATCGCAGAAAGCAATGGATGAAGAGAGACAGACTATTGCAGAAATCTATGCTGGCGTACCACCTAATGTTAAACCCAATGATGCCCACGAGATGAAGTTGCAGATATTCCAGCAATGGTTAGCTCAACCCGATGTGGCACAAAAGGTACAACAAGACCCTGCCCTACAGGAGCGTATTTCCAATTACCTGCAACAAAGACAAATGCAGGTTCAGCAAAAACAAAACGCTGAGATTGGAAGGTTGGGCGCAGCACCCACACAATTTGGATCAACAGGAGCAGCACAAACAGGAGGATAAGATTATGCCACCAATGGGAAAAGGAACTTATGGAAGTAAGGTTGGAAGACCTAAAAAGAAAATGACTAAAAAGAAATGTGGTGGTCGTAAGAAAAAATGATTACCTACCGAGGTGAGCGTTTTAGTGCTTATAACAAGCCAAAAAGGACAAGTGGTAAGTCCAAGAAGTTTGCAGTCTTAGCCAAGCAGGGAGACCAAGTAAAACTTGTACGCTTTGGAGATCCAAAGATGTCCATCAAGAAAAACCAACCTGCACGCAAGAAGAGCTACTGTGCAAGGTCAGGTGGAATTAAAGGTAAGACAAATAAACTAAGTGCCAACTATTGGTCACGCAAAGCATGGGATTGTTAAATGGTAGCTAAAAAGAAAGCCAAGTCCCGTGTAAATGAGGCTGGTAATTATACTAAGCCAACCATGCGTAAGAGACTATTTAGCAAGATTAAGTCTGGATCTAAAGGTGGTAAAGCAGGTCAATGGTCTGCACGTAAAGCCCAAATGCTTGCCAAGGAATATAAAGCCAAGGGTGGAGGATATAGATAATGCCATTAAGGAAGCCACAGAAGTCACTCAAGAAATGGACAAAACAGGGGTGGCGTACTGCATCTGGTAAGAAATCATCTGAGACAGGTGAGGTCTATGCCCCAGCAAGCAAGATCAAAAGATTAAAAAGCACAAAGGCAGGCAGAGCAAAACTTGCTGCTGCGAACAAGAAGAAAAGAGCAGCCACAAGCAAGGGCAAGCAATATGCCAAGCATGGCTTGCACAAAAGAAAACGTTCATAATGTGCACAGCTTTCAACGAGAGTGGGTTGCCCTACTTACTATCTTCTTCTTTTTTTTGGAGCGTGATGTTATCTGCGACATCCTTTTTTTATTAATAGGAATTATATACAACTATACAAAATGAGTCCCCGTAAACGAAAAACCTACCACGAGATAGATGCCGAGGAAGCAATCCAGGCATTATCCATGTTGAAGAATGACCCACACTTTAAACAATACATTGCGATGCGAGAAGCAATGCGAGAAGAAGTTATCCGTCAATTGCAGACTAAAGCTATAGTAGATAGCACAAACAGGCACTACATGATGTGTGGAAAGCTTGAAGCAATAGACGAGGAACTTGATACCTTTTATAAGTTATAATTTTCTAGGTTGGTAGATTATAGTTAGTATAGCTCATGCCTCTGTGACCTTTCGTGGGGTTGGGTCACAGGGGCTTTTTTGTTGCCATTTTTGCTAGACTGCACTACATTTTGCTACACTAGGCTACATATGCCTTGATCTTATGGAAGAAGCAATTCAAGAGGTTGACTCAGAGTCCTCTCAAAACTCCGTGGATAGTTTAACGTCTGGTGAAGGTAACCTAACAATGGCAGAACTTGCATCATCGCTGATGCAGAAACGCCAAAGCGAGGATACTGAAACCACAACCGAAGAGGAATCCGAACCCGTTGCAGAAGAATCTACGGAAGAAGAGGAGGAATCAGAGGATCAGTCTGCTGAAGAGCCGGAGGAATCAGATGAGGAATCAGATGAGCAACCCGTACAACCTTCAGATGTTCTTTCAAAGTTTAAAGACCTGGATTTGGATTCATTATCCGAGGAGGAGTCAAAGGAATTAGCTAAGCATCTCAATGCTTCTGCAATTAAAAGGTTTGGGAAACTGACCGCGCAGAAGAAAGCATTGCTTGCTGAGAACCAAGAACTCCAAGCACAAGTTGAGCAAGCACCCGTGCCTGCTGAACAACCTGCATTCCTAAAAGATAATGCCCTGCATAATGTCAATGATGTCAACGCACTTACCAAGGAAGTAGAGAACCTTAACACGCTTATCGAATGGGCAGACGAAGGGATGGAAAACGAAGTGGAGTACGATGACAATGGCAATGAATATGTGGTCAAGGATGCCGACAAGACTTACACCAAAGCGGATCTAAGGAGAATCAAAGCGAATGCCAAAAAAATCCTTCGCAAAGATGCTCCTGCAAGAGAAGCCTGGATTAAGGAAAGACAAGCAAGTGACCAACAAGCAATACAAACTTTTGATTTCCTTAGTGATGGAGAGAGTGAGGATTACAAAGTATTCATGCAGGTAAAGCAAAGTCCGCTTTACAAGCCTTTAGTCGAACACCTGCCTAACAGCAACTTTGCACTTGGGCTTATGGTGGAAGGATTAAAGGCAGTCAAAGCAAAGCAAGCCAATGCAGGTCAACCCAAGAAATTGAAGAAACCTACTGCTCCTGTCGCAAGTGCAGAAGCAGGTGCAAGTAAACCAAGATCCGAGGGAAGTAAACATAAGAAAGCTGTACAGGCTGCTCATGCTAAATTTGAGAAGTCAGGTAATATAGCAGACTACCAAAATTACATAAAACTAAAGCGATCAATCGCATAAATTTAAAACACAATTAGGAGGATATAAATATGGCACAAGCCAGTAGTTATAATACAGTCGGAAATAAAGAAGACATAATGTCAACGATTACCATTTTAGAGCCAGAGTCTACACCTTTGGTATCAATGGCAAAAAAGGGAAAAGCATCTGGAACATTCTTTGAATGGCAAGCTGACTCGCTTTTAAGTCCAGACTTTTCTGGAGTTAATGAAGGCGAAGACGTAACAAGCTTTACCAATCAAACTGCAAACCGCGCACGTCTTGGGAATTACGTTCAAAAATTTAGGGATACCTTCCAAATTTCGGACATTCAAGAGCTTGTAGATACAGCCGGAGTTTCAAACGAAATGGCATTGGCCGAGTCTAAAAGTATTCGCCAAATCAAACGCTCAATCGAATCTGCATTTTGTTCTTCACAAGATCGTCAAGCAGACTCTGGAGCAGGCGCACCTTACAAGACTCGTGGTCTTCTCAAATGGTTAGGAGTTGGTGGACAACCTTCAGACGTACCTGCTGAGTATCAGAATGTTGCTAATGACACAACCGGAACGCAGACCGAAACAACCTTCAATAATGTTCTTCAAGAACTTTACGAAGCTAACGGAATGCCTGGTGGACAGTTGACCTTACTTGCAGGCCCAAGTCTCAAGAGAGAGATTTCTGACTTCTCAAGAGTGTCTTCTTCAACTCGTAACACATATCAAGTTAATCAGGATGCTGAGTCTAAGAAGATCACGCTTTCAGTTAATTTATATGAGGGTGATTTTGGTTTGGTTTCAGTGGCCAGTAGCCTGTTTATAAATCGCACGAGTGGTTCTGACACAGTTGATACTGACGCAGGTCTCTTAATTGATCCTGAGTACATTGGTATGCAGTCCTTAAAATCCGAATCAGTTACTGAATTGGAAGACCAAGGGGGCGGACGCAGAGGTTTCGTTGATGTAATTTGTGGCTTGGTTTGCAATAGCCCAAAAGCACACGGATTTTTCAACTAATAACACTTAAAATAAGGAGATTTAAGATATGCCAGAATTATCAAATAATGAAGCAGGACGTGGTTTCACACATGTGTATACCGCAACCTATGAAGACCTACAGACTATCGGCAATGGTGGTCAATTAACCATCGCAACTATACCAGCAGGTGGTGCAGTTGAGTTAGCAGGTGTATACGAAGCTGAAGCGTTTGCAGGTACAACCTCCCTCGTCATTGACGTAGGAACGAGTGGTGCTGACCCGGACGAGTTCATTAATGCTCTTGATGTGGACGGAATGTCTGCACCTGTGTTCAACACAGGAGACGCATTCACAGATGCCCAGTCACAACCTGTAGGTGGAACAAACACAGCAGCTTCCGTTATCCTGGAAGTAACAGACGCAGCGATTGCCTCTGCAACTGCTGGTAAAATTGTTATCGGATTACGTATCGTTGACTTAGGTCAATTTGCATAATTGCAATTAGGATTTGGGGAGTGATCTACAATGTGGGTCACTCCCTTTTCCACATCAATTTATTATGGCAGAAATATTCATCCCAAAGTGGAAAGCATCACAAGGTAATGGTTCTCAGTTTATGAAGAACCTGGAGAAGCACTTACGTTACGAAGTTGACCTTGAGAAGTACGAGGCAAGAAAGCGTGAGATAGAAGTTGGTAAAGAGAACCAACTTGGTGGACAGGTCGAAGGACTTGGTCAGCTTAAAGGTACAATACCTGCCCGTGAGTTCTTCCGTTGGGATCAATACAAAAAGGGCTGTTGGGGAGACAAGGCGTTCGTTAATGAAATGCTACGTGACAACCCAAGCTTTAAAGCCAAATCATTTTCAAAGAAGACCTTCGTATCTGGAGGCTTCGACAAACCAAGCTTCGCATGAGAAGAGTAGCAGTAAGCACAATGATTACCAACCTAGTAAGTATGGTTGGCGTGGATTCATTCCTTACTGCTGAATCAACTGCTGCGGTACGCAGCTTTAATCGTTTTGGCAAGTTAGCCTGGGATCGCACTGCATGGCCATTTGTATCCCGTATCACACAAGTCATACCAGATGTGCGTGTACGAAGCGTGCAAGTAGGTAGTGGAGGAGCGAGCTATACATCTGCACCATCTGTCGCATTTAGTGGTGGAGGAGGTTCAAGTGCAGCAGCCACTGCAACTATTAACGCAGACGGAGAAGTGAATGGAATTGCAGTGACCAATAATGGCACGGGATATACAGGCACACCCACAGTTGCAATAAGTGGTGGTAGTGGAAGTGGAGCAACGGCCACTGCAAGCATGTTGACCTACCTAGACTTTGGCACAACTATAAGCGAGATATTCCGGGTCACTGAGAATGACCCATATGGTACAGGTACAACATCTGACATTGCATACAAGAATGTATATGTAACAGGTGCGAGTGAGTACGGAGAAGCAATACTACCAGACCGCACATCAACTGCACCTGTATGGGTATATTACCGCGCGCCCTACCCTGAGTATGCAAGTGACGCAAGTGACTTTCCATATGTATTTAGCGAGTATGCGGTGATTGGAGCATATGGAGATTGGTTACAAGCAGACGGCCAGACAGATAAGGCACAAGTTGTCTACCAACAAGCAGAAGCAATTTTACAAAGCGAGTTGGACAAGCTTGAAAGACAAGAGGGGCAATCAACCCCAATACAATTTATTACTTACGGAACAACTGCCGTTAGTTCGGCATAAAAGGAAAAACATATTATGGGATCAGCATCAGAATACAGAGGTTTAGGTTTAAATGGAGGCGAGTACATTAATGATACTGCTGCCAAAACAAACACAAATGGATGGTTTGCAATACTTGCCACAGAGGACACAGTCATTGCGAGCATAACAAGTAACATTACTAACTTGTCTGATATTTGCACTGGGCAAGATGCAACCACCCTATCTGCAAATACTGCGATTTACGGAAACATAAATGCAATCACCTTAACAAGTGGTGCAGTCATAGCGTACAACAAGTAAATGTGTGCTTTAGGTCTAGATTTAAATGTAGGAGCGCCTGCTGTATTTACAAGTGGTGGAGTACCATCACCTAACCTGGTCATACTTACACAGGCAGGTGCATTTATGCAGACCGAAGATGGCAAGTATTTAGAATTTGAATTTTAACCCAATTATAAAATGGCTAATAAAAAGATAACCGCACTTACTGCTCTTTCAGCAACACCTGCCACAGATGATGTTTTACCCATTGTGGATGTTAGTGGAACTGCAACGACTAAAAAAGTAACTGTTGCCAACTTGGTAGCGGCCGCTCCACAAGGAGATTTACTCGCATCGAATAATTTATCTGATGTTGCGAATGCCGGAACGAGTCGGACGAATTTAGGGCTTGGTACAGCGGCAACTTCCGCAAGTACAGATTTTAGTTCAGCATTTTTTAACATAGTCACAAAAACTGCTAATTACACTTTAACAAATGCCGAGAATGGTAAAGTAATTTTTTGTAATTCAAGCAGTCGAATTGACATTACAGTTCCATCGGGACTTACGAGTGGGTTTAATTGCCGAGTTGTTCAAGGTGGTGCTGGTCGAGTGTTATTTGTAACGAGTGGTACAACCATTAATGGATATACTAGTGGATCGGATGCACCTAATGCAGTGATTGGTCAGCATGGCGTTGCAGATTTAGTTCCCACAGGCACAAATATTTACAGCTTACATGGTGATATTAATTATCTGTCACTGTTTAATAATACCAAAAGTCTAAGCTTTGATGGTAGTAATGAATATGTTGCATTAGGAGGTACGCAAGCAAGTGGTAATAATACTTTTCACTATGGTACAAGTGCATTTTCTGTCTCAGCTTGGGTAAAACCCTCTGCGTTAAGTGGTAATGACCAAATTATAGGAGCACATGGCGGATCGGGATGGACAATGTATAGTGGTTCTGGAACATTAACATTCTTTGCGGCAATAGGTAATTTAGCTGGTGGGTCACTCACTCAAGACGCTTGGAATCATTGCTTAGTTACTAGAGATGGAACATCTTTTAATATGTATCTCAATAAAAGCAAAACATCACATACCATTAGTGCTACAGCTACAGCTAATACAAAAACTGACATTACCACTAACATCGGTTGGGACACAGGTAGCTTACAACCTTTATTTGGTATAATTGACGAAGTGGCTACATGGAATGTTGCACTTTCTGATGCTGATGTGGCTAGTATTTATGACAATGGAGTAAACGATCTAAATGATTCGAGTTCATACGATACAGACAGAAGTAATAATTTAGTAACTTGGTATCGAAATGGAGATACAGGTTCAGACTCAACTGGGTCTACTATTACAAATGCTGCCTCTGGTTCTGCTAGTGCAGGGTCAAGTGTTAATGGTACTCTTACAAATAGCCCAACATTTTCAACCGACGTACCCTCTTAATAAATTATGAGCAGAACATATGTAATAATAAATGCGGACGAAGTAGACTCCGTGGATTTTAGTCAAGTGGATGAGACGAGTGAAAACACGCTAAGATATAATATTAATCCAGCTAACACGAAAACTTTTGTCAAATTTGATGGAGATACAACACCTTCATTCTTGGAAGGTAAAACACAATACACGCATTCCGAAATACTTACCATCTTAGCAACGGACGAGTGGACTGATCCTAATCCTCCTGGCGAATAATGTCTGCTGACGAGAAAGATGCGATAGGAGAGGATTCAGTTGTGAAGGCAAATGTTGCTTTCATGTTGAAAACTATTTCTGCGGTGGCGGTTGCAGTCTACTCCTTCGTAACTATTAAGTCAGACATTGATGACTTGCGAAACGCAAACATTAGATTGCATCACGAGGTTGATATGAACAGTGAGTTTCGCATAAAGTGGCCACGTGGAGAACTTGGATCTTTGCCAGACGATGCCGAGCAAAACATGAGACTTTTATTCCTTGAGAAACAACAGGAAAAAAATGACGAACTACTTGAGGAGTTAAGGTACGGAGGGTCAAAGTGAAATGGAAGTTACACACTACATGTTCGCAGGACTTGGGGTTGCACTTTCCATACTCGCATTCTTCATCAAAAGAAATAAGTGGGAGATAGATGATATGAAAGATCGTCTTCGCCAAGTGGAAATATCTGCTGCCGGGCAAATAAAAGAAGTGAGTCATCTTAATAAATTATCTGAAGACAGGCGTGAGGATATAAAGAAGTTATTTGAGAAGATGGAGGCTAAATGAAATGTTTGAACTCCTTACATTATTTCTTACGGGAGGTGGTTCTGCGGCAATGGGGTCTATTCTTAAAGGCGTGTTTGGTGCAGTCACGGATGCTCGTTCGCAGAAGCATGAAATGGAAATGGCAAGAGAATGCCGAAACAACGAAAGTGCCATTCAATTTCAGCAAGCACTCAGCAACGTACCTGGTGGAGCTTTTACTCGTGCTACTCGTAGGATGCTTGCTCTTATCGGCATGTGCACCCTCTCGTTCATCACCTGTGTCACCACCATCTACCCAAGCGTTCCACTCATCAGTACGACAAACATTACAGGTGAAGGAAAAAAAGAGTTTCTATTCGGACTCATCAGTTTTCCAGCAGAGCAAGCCCCTTTGGTTGTTACAACAGGACATATCGCACTCTTCGAGGCAACCGTAGTGTTACCATTAATTATAGGATTTTACTTTACACCAGGAGGACGTAGATGATGCTTGATCGTGTTTCAGTAGCTGGCATGAGCGGAACGGCAGCAACCTTTGGATTGTCAACAATTGATACATTCCTTGGCATTGCAGTAGGTGCAGTCACCCTAGTCTACATGTGCATAAAACTATACCAAGAAATTAAGAAGAAGTAATGGCACGTTATCGTACATCAGGCAGATTAGATGACCAAGTTCTTCAAGATGGGGATCGTGGATTTCGTGGTATAGATTCATACAAAGAAGCAACAAGTTTAGAACCGGGCTTTGTACGGACAAGCGAGAATATGCGCTTGATTGGTGACCTTGCAGAGGTGCGCAAGGGTATAGATTTTTTAGCAGGTGCAGTTACACTTAGCTACAATGGTACGAATGAGATGGTATTTGCATCCACACTCTACTCAGATCCTGCAACAGGAAATGAATATGTGGTAGCTGCAACCAAGGATAAAGTAATCCTTTGGAATGATGCAAATAACTCAGGCATCGATATTGATTATCCAGGCAGTGAAGTTGTGGCCACAGCAGATGGCGCGAGCTTCGTGCAGGCATTGGAAAAACTCATCTTGTTTCGTGGTAAGAATAAAACTCCACTTGAATGGGATGGAGATGTAAGCAATGACTTTGTGGTTAAAGCAAATGGAAGCCCAGGTGCTGGACGCATACAATGTCCAAACACAGACTTTGGTGTATTCTTTCGTAATCGCTTAATCATCCCACAACCCACAGATAGTAACTATTCCATTATCATGTCTGACCTGTTGGACACAGATAATTACTACGCTGCTGAATCACAATTTAGAATCAATAAAGGAAGTGCAGATTTTCTTGTAGGCTTTTATCCATACCAAGAAGATCAGTTAATCGTGTTTATGCGTAATAGCATTCACATGATAAATAACATTGCGACAACCTCCGCAGCTAACACTTACGAGATTACCCGTCAGCATGGTTGTGTGGCACGCAAATCAATCGCACAGTCTGGGCCACAAACATTCTTCCTATCAGATAATGGGGTCATCGTCTTGTCACCTGGTACAGACCCTGCCAAGGGACTAGGAGTAGCTATTAGTAAAGTAAGTGGCGAGACCATACCCATGACCAGACCTATACAAGATCAATTTGATGAGGTTAACTTTGCAGCAGCAGATAAAGCGTGTGGCATTGTGTATGACAACAAATACTACCTTGCAGTCCCAACAGGTAGTTCAACAGTAGCTAATAAGATTTTCATATTTAACCTACTTACAAGCACCTGGACTAGCGTTGACTCCTACCCTGCCCTAGCAGGCAGTGTGGCATTTCATGTGGATGATTGGGTAATCTGCTCGCATGGAAGCAACCCAACAAGACGCAGACTATTTGCAGGTAACAAAACAGGCTGGTATCTCATGGAAGAAAATTCCATTGATGATAGTGGACGCAAGATAGGAAGTACATCCGAGTCAGGCACAACTGCAATTGCAGGTAAACTTATCACACGCTCATACACCTTTGGAGACATCAATGTAAAGAGTTGGAAGCGTGGTCAGTTGGGTGCAAACACAGTTAACCAAGATGCATTTAACATCAAGGTCAACACACTCGATCCAGACGCAAGTACCACAGTATTAAGCCACACCGCAGATGGCACGGAAGAAGCACTCTTCCGCTTTGGTACGGGGCGTACCCGTGGGTATGGTGCGGAAGTAGAAATCAATGTCACTGCTGGCAGACCAAGCTTTAGACATGTTAGCTTGGAAGCTATAGGCGTAGGAGCAAATGCAAGACGTGAGGTGGCATAATGGCAATTACCTGTACAGTAACTCGTGGTTTTACATACGCAACCGGGGTAGACATTTCGGCTGCAAATTTAAATCAATTGGGCGAGCCAATAGTCACAGTACCAAGCGTAACCGATACCACAGTAGTGCTAAAGAGTTTTGCAGTTGCGGATCTACCTTCTGCTGGAACTGCGGGCAAAGTAGTGTATTGTACCAATGGAGATGGTGGCAGTCCCTGCCTGGCATTGGACAATGGTTCAGCATGGCTACGAATAAATCTAGGGGCAGCCGTAAGTGCAAGTGATGAAGAGGAGTATATAATCGCAGAATGAATATACTAGAACGAGCAAAGCAATTTTACGATTCAACCAAGGGCGATATGTTCAAGGATTTAAGTGCGTATGCAGCCTATGGCTATGTATTCATTACACCGCAAACCATGTTGCTTGGAAAAGCAGTAAGGACAGATGCAGACATCCATCCAAATGAACAATGGGGTGTACTTGCACCCGATGCCTGGTATGTAAAAACTGCCATTGGAGATAATGCAATTTCAGACTTTATAAATAGTATTCCATACCCACTGCCATTTGTTGGGTGGATGAGACAATTAAAACAAAAACCTATTAAGTGGTACGACTTTAATAGAATCAATCGGAGGAAATAACAATGGGAGGAGGGCCAGACATTAATTATCCTGAGCAGCCAAGTTATGGCGAGGGGATGGCAGACGCACTTAAAGCGCAAGTACAATTACTTACAGGTACAGGAGACTTTGCAGAGACAGGGTCACTTGAATCCTTGCTTCCACTTGAAGAATCAATTCGTAGAAAAACTGCACAGACAGACACGGATATACTTAGGCAGACTTTGCTAGGTAGTGGCAGTGATGAGAAGTATGCACCAGATGGACGTATTATTGTTGGATATGAAGATCCACCTGCTAATGCTGGTGGTGGAGGTGGAGGTCAGTATAAAATTATAGGTGGTGTTGTTACTAAACAATATACTTTAGGGATGGGCGCTGGGCTACCTGGTTTTGGACTCGACATTAAAATAATTGATACTGCTACAGGAAAAGTTGTTGATGAGAAAAAAATAGTGCCTCCGAGTCCTTGGACTTCAGAAGCTCATAATGCACAACAAAAAGCACAAACAGCACGAGCAGATTTTGTAAAAAACTCTGGATATTTTACACCACAACAAGCACAAACATATTTAGATGCAGACTATCCAGAGTCCATAGTATTTGGACAAGAAGGAGGAGTAACTGAAGCAACCCCCATCTACAAAAAAGATGCGTCTGGTAATGATGTAGTAGCACCAGCCGGAACATTCACACCAGGTGAATCCGCACAACGTGCAGGTGATGGCATGATCGACCTACTTGGTGACACACGAAACATCACACAATACGAAACCAAAACTGCCACACAAGCAGATGTGGACGCTGGACTTGCAGATGAAGTGGGCAAGCAATTCGTACAGCAAGTCAACACAACTGACCAAGCAGGATTCCGTGATGGTGAGTTCAAAGGTCTATCTGCAATGGCAGAAGATATACAACGTGGTAACCTATCACGCCAGCGTGAAGCAGACCTGCAAGATGTAGCTCGTTTAGAACCACTCTTTGGTCAAATCATGGAGGATTATAAACCTGGCACTACATCCGCATTGACCGGGGCAAAAGATTTAATCGAGGAACAAAAAGATAACTTGCTTGGAGAAGTAGGAATTTCCGATCCTGCAAAAGTACAAGCACAAGGTGTACAAGCAGATGCCCTACGAGCAGGTTTAATGTCCGATGCAGAAGAAGCACTTGGACAAGGATTAACAGATCGTGAGGAACGACAAATCGCAGAGGCTGCACGTGCACGCTCCACCATGATGGGTAGAACATTTGACCAATCTGGTGCAATCGCAGAAGCAGAAGCAAGGGTTGCTGAAGACAACCAGCGTAGAATGCAGAACCGAGGATTTGCACAATCTGTACTTGGGCAGGAAGCAGATATACAGACAAGTGATGATACTCGTTCCATGCAGGCAGACCAATTTAACGTGGCATCACAAATGGATGCTGAAAAGTTGCGTGAATCATTAAGGCAACAAGGATTGCTTGGATATTTAGACGCAGCCTCACGAGTATCCCAACTTGAGAACCAAGGACAACTTGATCCATTCCAGGCAATACTTGGACGATCTGGTGGTGGAAGCTTGCAAGCCGGACAATCTGTGTTTGGTCAGGCAGGCTATGGATTAAACTCTGGCCCTGCATACCTCAACCCAGAGAGTGGCTTAGGATACATACAAAACCAAGCAACTAATGCAGCTAATATGTATGGCGCTCAAGTAGCAGCAGATGCAACTAGGAATGCAGGTATCATGAGTGGTATTGGTTCAGCAGCAGGTGGATTACTAGGTAATACATCACTCTTCTGCTGGGTAGCAAGAGAAGTATATGGCGAGCATAATCCAGCATGGAAGATGTTTCGTATGTGGATGTTCCTAGAATCACCAAGCTGGTTCTTTAAACTATACAAGAATTACGGAGAACGCTTCGCAAACTTCATCGCAGATAAACCACGCTTGAAAGCAGTAATCCGTAAGTGGATGGATTCAAAAATAAGGAGATAAATATTATGGCAAGAAAACCATTCTTTAGCGGAAATTACGGATCAGCGCTTGCACGGGTCGATACTCGACCCATTGTTGAAGCCGGGCGTGCGCAAGGCCAAATGTATGCCAACATGGGGCAACAGATTGGAGGCATGATTCAGCAGTATGGGCTTAACAAGGAGAAGCGTGCAGAACTTACAGATCAAATTGAAAGTGCCATAAAGTTTAATCCTGAGTACCTAACTCGCATGACATCAACTGGGGATGAGGCAGCAGATAAGGAAGCACAAAACAAATTAGATAAACTTGCCAAAGGTGATTTAAATATGACTCAGTTAAAAGGTCTTGCAGGTGACCTTGCGATGATGGAGAAAGTGGATCTAAAAGCACAAAGGGAAGAGGATCGAAAAATTGCAAACTTGTATAAAACTACACTTACAAAACAAGTAGAACAATCAACTGCTAGTAAAAAACTTATAGACGATTTAAGTAAAAGTAAGCTAAAACGTGAAGATCAGTTAAGAAAGTCTTATGGGGCGCAAGGCAGGACAATTATAGAACAATTGCAGGGTTCATCTAATAAAACCCAAGCATTTAATAAACTTACTCCTGGTCAACAGAAATTAGTAAGAAATCTTGATGCAATAGAATCGGGAGTTTATGATCTTGAAAAATTAGACTTTGACCCTTTTGACAATCTAAAATTTACAGAAGGTAATATTAATATTAAAAAGTTGCTTGGTGATATTGATAAACAAGAAACAGAAGCAGCTAAAGAGCAGAAAAACACTAAGTATTATCAAGGATTACAAGAAGAGCTTGAGACAAATGTAATTTATCAAATGGGTAATATAGATAAATTGTCACCAAGAGAACTATGGATTGCAAGCAATGAATCTAATATTGCCTTGCAAGAACCACTTGAGAAATTTGATCCAAATAAAGTAGAGGAGTACAAGCAAGCAGTCTTGCAGACACAACAAGATACAAGAGAAGGACAAGGACAGAAACAAATTATACAGGCAGGTGGCATTGTTGCACCACAAGGTGCATTACAAATGGTAGACGGACAACTATCAAGAATTGGAACTCCTGCTGAACAAATGACCACGCAGAATTTTGAACAAGCAACGCAAGGCATTCCTGTAACTCCTACAATAAAGCCTGTCGATGAAGATACTGCATTTAGAGGTCAAGCAACTGAGATGATAGAAGATTTTGGTAATTCTGTGAAAATGTTTTTTACAGGTGAACCTATGGATACATTTGCAGATGGAAAACAAGCAGTTCAGCAAACGCAAAACTTAGAAACAATAAGAAATGTGATACAACCTATTTTATTGTCTGAATTTGGTGGCAAAATTACAAACTTTCAGCTTGAGCAAATTAAAAAGAACATCCCATTGTCTAGTGATAAACGAGCAAGAGGTAGAGAAAAACTAGAAAATTTAACAGGGTTAATGGAATCACAACTAAGTAAAGCTAATCTTTATTTACAAACTACGAAACCAGGCACAGAAAACTACGCAGATGCTGCATATGTAAAAAGACAGATTGAGGCTAACTTACCTATGTTAAAGCAAGCATTTCAATCAAAACAAAGCTATACAACGCCTCCAAATATCAGGAAGATTTTAGACAGCAATAAAACCAAACCTAAAGCTCAAGTTGATACAAATGCATCTAATGTAGACTTAAGCGGATATACAATAGATCAACTCTTGCAAATGCAAAACAGATGAGCCAAATAACACAAGAGCAAATACGTGCAGAACTTCGTAGAAGAGGAGTTTCAGAAAGAGAAATTGGTTTATCTCATATGGATGATAAGCACAAGGAATACGAAGAGTTTTTAAAAACTAATGTTGGGCTACAAGGTGATCCAGCATACCAAGATGTTCTTAATGAATATCGAAATTTAACACAACAACGCGCACAGGCATTCTCTGACTTTCAAGCTCAAAAGGCAGATAACTCATCACCGGGTGCAAAAGCAGATGCATTAGGCAGAGGTGTCATGGAAGGAGTTGGGCAAGTAGCTGCACTTCCTGTTGAAGCAGTTAATGCGTCACCAAGACTTTTAAACTTAGTGCCTGGTAATGATGTGGAGTTTGAATCATTCTCAAAAGATCCACTTGGTGGTTCTAAAGACATGCGTAGAGTCACACAAGGTCTTGGCCTTGGTTATTACAAACAAAACCCAAGCAGGTTAGGTCTAACCGATAGTGATGAACCAGCACAAGTAGGAGACATGCCTCCATCAACAAGACCATTTGCGGTTGCAGGTGAGGAGATTGGTGCAGCAGCTACATTCGCTGCACCAATTGCTGTGGCTGCAAAAGGCAAGACTGCATTACAAATTGCAAGTTTAGAAAAAAGTGCAAACCCGGTAAGTCAAATGGTTGCCTACGCTGCAAAGAATCCATTGGCAAACGCTGGGTTAGAAAGCACATTTGCAGTTCTTTCAGGTGCAGGTGCTGGTGTTGCCGAATCAGTTGCACCAGGTGACTCTTCTGCAAGAATGATAGGTGCGGTTGCAACTCCTTTAGCTCCAATTGCAATACCAGGATTAACACTTGGTTTAGTAAAACTAGCAGGTGGACAAAGTTTGGAAAAACTTGGAACTAATCTGAAAATTAGATTGGGTGATACAGATTCTGCTGCTGCAAAACTATTACAACAAGGTATTATTGATGCAGGTGGTGACCCTACTCGTCTTGCTAATTCAATTGAAAGTTTCCTAAAGAAAAACCCACAATATAGAAATAAGCAAACAAAGGGAGATTTATCACCTGGGATGATAACAAACGACCCATCTATGCTCGCAGTTGAGCGTACTTTGATCGAGACTGACAAGCAAGTTAAGAAAACTGCTGCTGACCAATCAAGGAAAGCAATCATAGAGATGGATCGTTTGTATAACTCAGTGCTTGGCATAAAAGGCGCAGATCCAGAGTTACTTCGTATAGTTGCTGATGCAAGAAAAGCACAACTTAATGCAGTTACCGGATTGCGCGTAAAAAATGCAGTTGATAAGGCAAATGTATTACAAAGTAGATTGCAAGGATTTGCAGTGCCTGGAGTACCACAGGTTAAAGAAAAAACTGCTAGGCAAATCAAAAAGATATTTGATGATACCCATACAGATTTAAGGACTACAGAAAATCAATTATGGAATCGAGTAGATCGCACATTACGAGTTACTCCAACAGAAACTGAGGCATCTTTATTAAAAATTGCTTCTGAACCAGAAGGAATGGTTGGTATAAATTTAACAGATGGATTACGTAAACTTACAAAAAAGACAGGAAACACCGCAGTATCTTTACAGTCGGATGATTTATTAAAAGCTAGATCAGAAATCAGCAGTCAAATAAGGGCTGCAATGAAAGGAGATAATCCAAATCGTGATTTAGCACGTAGGTTGCATGATTTAGAAACATCAATAGTTGACGATTTAAGAAGTGCAGGGTCTGGGACTCAGTTAGATTTAGCATCTGATGCAACTAGGAATCGATATGAGTTTTTATATCTACCGCCCGTGCAGCAAATGTGGTCAAAGGGATTACAAAGTAATTTAAAGAAACCTGACCTTGTTCTTGATTCTCTTTTGAAAGGTAAACAACAAAAGGTTTACCAAACATTTGATGACATTATGCAAGCAGGTGCAAAGGGAGTATATCAAAAAGACATGCGTGATCCACTTGCTAGGTTTTATTACGCAATGGCAAATGAAACTATAGCAGATGGTTCAACAGTTGATCCAACAAAACTTGGAACTTTTCTTAAAACACATGAGCAAGGTCTTAAAGATTTAGGTATATTTGACGATTTAAAGAAACCAGAAGTACAAGCTCATTTAGTCAAGAGACTAGAGCAGTCTACTAAAAAGCTAAAAAATAATTTTGAAACCAAGTCGTTAGCAGGTAGAGTTTTAAAAACAGGTCGAGTTGATGATTTTATAGGAAATATTTTAAGTGGAAGTGAAAAAAGATATATTGATCTTAGAGACTCTGTAAATCTTGCAAGAAAACATTCAGATCCAAGCAGAGCATTAGAAGGTATCCAGCAATCTGTTGTGGAAAACCTGATACAACAAAGCACAATAAAATATGGCAAATCAAGTTACTTGAGTGGTAATAAGTTGCTTGAAAGTTTATCACAAAAGCAAGGCAAGCGTACATTAGAACAAGATTTAGTTTCTAGTAAATTGCTCACAAAGAAAGAAATGGATTCGATTAAAGCAATGGCAAATCGAGCTAAAGATTTTGAGGAATCATTAATGCAACGAGCAAGTGGTAAAGAATTAAAATCAATCTCTGAAGGTCTTGGAACAGACGCTTTTGTTGACATTGTAGGTAGACTTGCTGGTGCTACATTAGCTTCACAAAGTATTTTAGCAGGAGGCGCGCCTAGTCTTATTGTTGCCCATATAGGTTCTCAATCAGGTAGGAAATTTCTTGATAAAATGCCTACTTTAAAACTGCGTGAAATTTTAACTGAGGCAATGCTAGATCCTGTTTTTATGAAAGCATTACTTGAGAAACCTACATCTGCAACTGCGAGAAGTAATTCTCAGCGTAGAATTAAATATTTACTTGCTAGTAAAGGTTTATTATCTCCTGACGATCAGTATCAAATAGAAGACCCGGAAGCTAATACACAAGCGCTAATGCAAGAAACAATGCAGCTTGCAAGGGCAGGTAAAAACAAGTTGCAAATCATGGACTTGTACGAGGAAGCTGCACGCAAGCCTAACTCAGATATTGGCCCATACATGCTTGACCAAGTGCAGTCTCTGGTTGGAGTTAATGACGAGCAACGAGCAAGGATAATGAAGCAATACGAGGACAAGAAGATGGATTACTTCCTTAAACGTAGAGGTAGATTTCAAGAAAAAGAAAACCTAGCAAGAGACCTTTTATTATTCCCTTTTTAAATGTTCCCGTAGACTTGACAAAATAAATAACTCAAACTAACTTAGCATTTACAAAAGGGACGTAGTAATTCCTTGAGTTAGCTGGCAGGAGTGTCAGCACCTAGCCACCTCCGGGTGGCTTTTTTTTGGACTGTATTACTAGCATTGCCTAATGATTTTAAAAAAAATACACAATTTGTTTGACACTAAAACATTTTTTGCTTTTTGTGATTCCAAGACAAGGAATTATACATCTACTAAAATAGTATTCCTTGCACTTTCGTTCAGAAATGTCACGCATGTCTTAAAGAAAGTGCAATGGGGTATTAAAACCCACAAAATAAACAATTAAAAAAATGCACTTATCCAATAAAGATATAAATGCTTTACATACAAGCAGAATGGATTTAGATAATCGTGGACATTTACCCCGAACCCCACGAACTATGTCTAATAATATTGTACTGAATTATGAGAAGCCACCTGCACGGACAATTCTTTTAAGCGAATTAATTTTTGCATACAAAGATTGTAGAAGCACTTCTTTTAATGTTCCGAAGTATGAGACGATGCGTAATTGTGCGAATGCATTTAAGTATGTCATGGACAAATTAGAGATGAGTTTGGATCTTGATACCCGGTACTTGGGTGGAAGGCATCCTGAGAGTGGATTAATTTTGCCTAAGCATTTTTTGCGTAACTTCCCAGAAGGCGCACAAAGATTGAAATTAAGTAAGTCTTTATTCTCACGTGGTATGATCGAATGGTATGATGAGCAGGGAATTGAGACTTCCTACATGGTAAATTGGACAACCACAGTGGTTAAGCAACAACCTGTTAAATCATTTATACCTACTAATGACATTCATAGGGTTATTGAGAAGTGCGAATCGATCAAGCACACCAAACCAATATTTTACAAAGCGTACTTACTTGCGTATGGCCTTGGCTTGCGTAACTCAGAGATGAGGCGAGCAAGGTGGAGTGATTTATATGAGGACATCGAAGGCAATAAATGCATTCGTATTCATAATCCTAAATGTGGTGGTGAGTTCCAGGACAGGCCATGCGATCCTACATTTTGGGACAAGGTCATGGAGATGCGTGACTTTAATGATTTAATATTAAATTGTAAACAGGTACAAATACGTGAGCGCTTTGCACAATTCTTGAAAGAAGAGTGTGGCGTGAAGGAAAAGTATGCTGTTCATTTATTAAGAAAATACTGCGGACATCGATTGATGCGAAGCAATGGAATTTATCCGGCAAGTAAAGCGTTAGGACACGCAGACACTAAGTTGACGGATCAGATATATAGTGGGTTACCTACTATAAGTGCGACTAAGATCGCATAATTAAAAATACCCCATGCATATAACCAATATGCAAAAACGATAATTTAAACTACAATCAACTACAATTAGTTATGATAACAACAGCAGTATTTAATGGTATAGAATTTCGTATACAAGAAAACGGGGCAGTCGAGATATTTGCCGACCGCCCTAGTGTAGTACAGATTACAGACTTGCAGGAATTACTTACTTCTTTTTTGAAAGCTCAAACTTCAACGGAAGTTCAAAACAATAATCATTCTCTCGAATCGTCTTACAAGCTGCACGAAGAACCATGTCGTAAAGCTGGGCTTGGAGGAGACCTGTATCCTCACTAACTGTTTTAATCGTTTTACGCACTTCAGAGTGTAAACGTAGGGATAAGGGTTTGGTTAGATTTTCACGTGTCTTGCTCATGCACCTTAAAAAGCATGACAAAATACAATAAGCAACAATAAAATACAAAAACGATAAATAAATAATATTATGGCATTCTTACCTAGTAATATAAAAGCACCTTCAGAAGGTGGTGGTGGCGCTGGAAACTATATGAGGTTTCAGCAGGGAGATAATAAGTTCCGAATAATCGGAAGTAGTGATGATAAGCCTACTCCAGGCTTTATATGTGGAACGTTAGGCTGGGCAGTTGTGGATGGCAAGAAGCGTCCCATCCGTTGGGCAGAAGGTGAAGAAGCACCCCAGGCATTTGATAATAAACCACGCAGCTTTTTTGCGTTTGTGGTTTATAATTATGCAGAGAGTAAAGTGCAGATATTGGAAATGACGCAGACAAAACTACAATCAGAGTTGCTTCAGCTTGCCAATGATGAGGATTGGGGTGACTGCCGTAAGTACGACATCAGTGTGGTGCGTAATGGTGAAGGAAGGGATGATACAACTTATGCCATGAATCCAAAGCCAATCAAAAAGTTGGATGAGGATTTGCGTGCAATTGCCAAGGCAGAGTTAAAACGCATCAATCTTCCAGCATTGTTCAAAGGTGAAGATCCATTTGCAGCATTTGAACCACCCGTTGAGGAGGACGAGGACGAAGTCCCTTATTGATATGTTACGTCCCAACATTAGCAACGAAGACTATCATGCGGACACTGCGTTGGGTTCGAGTCGAGCAAGACAATTGCTCGGCTCTTGCCCGGCAAAGGTGAAGCATTCGATGAAGTTCCCCACGCCAAGTACCCCTGCCCTATTAAATGGTAGCCTGGTACATACTGCTACACTTGAGCCTGCATTAGTTGATATTGAATTTGGATGCAAGCCAACAGAGATTGATGGCAATTCTAGCAGAACCAAAGCGTACAAGGATGCATTTGCAGAGATGGAAGCAGCAGAACCAAACAAGCGTTGGTTACCAGAATCTGATTATAATATGTGCATGGAGGTAGCTGCATCTGCAAGAATGCATCCATTGCTACTAGAGATGCTATACCATCCGGCAAGTAAGACTGAACATACAGGATACTTCGAGATCGAAGGCACGCCCTGCAAGGTTCGTCCTGACTTGTATAATAGCGAGAATGGAATGGTCATAGATTTAAAGACTACCATGGATGCAAGTGAGAAAGGATTTGCCAAAAGCGTTCGTCAATTTGGCTATGCATTTCAAGCTGCATTCTACATGACTGCATTAAGGCAGATGGGCGAGCGACCCAAGCAGTTTGTGTTCTTGGTTGTCGAGAAGTCTGAACCATATGCAACTGCATGTTACCATATAGACAACAATGATATTGAACGTGAAGTACCCCGTGTGCTTGAAGCAATTAAAATATATGGTGAATGTTTGAGAACCGATGTATGGCCGGGCTATTCCGATGATATTAAAACATTAAATCTTGGCACGCCTTTCACAGAGAATCGTTTGTCTATTAGTAAGACTAGCGAGAAGTTTGGTGTGAGTCGCAGTTATGTTTACAAGATAATTAAGGAACATAATATTGAGACCAGGAAGATCCGTAATAGGCAGACCATATCGATGTATGAATTTTCCAATGCACTGCGTTGGGCCAACCAAAAGGTGGCGTAATGGGCAGGAATCAAGGTGCAAAGAAGTATCTTATTACCAGCAAGAAAGCACTCAAACTACTTGGGTTTAAATCACAGACATCCTTGGATCAATTCCATGCGGATGAAGGATTAACCTGTTACATAGTAGATGGCATGGCCTGCCGTGGTGGACGTGGATTTGCATGGGATAAAAGAGAAATCAACAAGTGGATGAAAAATGAAGGAAGGAGCAGTGACGAATGGCTAATAGATTGAAAATAAACGAGATGGATAAAGTGCTGGGATATGCTGAAGATCATATCAGTAATCAGAACTTTGAAGGCGCGGTTGTGGTATTACATGCAGCACTAAAACAATTAGTGGCTACATTGGCAGGTGAGGATATGAATAATCAGAGTGACCCTGACATCACTATATATACACACAGAGAATGTATGATCTCTATTGATGATATCAAAAAGATATGTGCCAAGACTCTAGGTGTAAGTGTTGCAGAGATAGAAAGTAGGAAGCGGACACAAGATGTGTCCTTGGCACGCCAATGTGCAATCTTCTACTCTCGTAAACAAGGATATAAGGTGGAAGAGCTGGGCAAGGTCTTCGATCGTAATCATAGCAATATATCTCACACCTGTAGTAAGATTCATGATTTGCTTGAATGTGATCGGGAGATGGCAGCCAAGATTAACCTGGTGGGAAGAAATATAAATGGGCAAAATTAATTCTCGATCCAAAGGAGCTAGATACGAGAGAGAATTAGCACGTTACTTATCCGAAAATGGCTTTCCAGATTCACGTAGAGGACAACAATTCTCTGGTGGATCGGATAGCCCGGATGTGGTGAGTGACTTTCCATTTCATATTGAGGCCAAGCATGTCCAAGCATTGAACTTATATAGTGCTATGACCCAAAGCATACGAGATGCAGGTGAGAAACCACCATGCGTAATTCACAGAAAGAATAACACGGAGAGCATGTTCACATGCAAATTGGAAGACCTAATTAAATTATTAAACGAGAAGTCATGGACTTCCAAAACTAACTAACTCAAAAATACTATGATAAATACAGCACAAAAACCAATTAACTCACAGATAACTGACTCACAATATTTATACGATAGTGAATTAGGTTTATATATCGACGTACAAACAATAACCCCACAAGAAGCAAAAGAAATTCTTGCTGGTCAAATAAAAAACAGGAATGTCTCAAGTGTAGTAGTCACAAGATATGCCAATCAAATGAAAGCTCTCAAATGGAAACTTAATGGAGAGACTATTACCTTTGGTAGTGGCATGTTAATTGATGGTCAGCACAGACTACATGCCTGCATTAAGGCAGATGTGCCAATAAAGGTAATATGTGTTGTCCTGGATAACAATGAAGCATTCAACACAATTGATTCTGGTAAAAGAAGAAATGTGGCAGATGTGTTTAGCATTAATGGAATGAAGCGAACAGGAGCAATGGCTGCCTCATTAGCAGTTATTCATAAGATTGATACTACAGGAGAGATTTCTGCTGCTGGTGGTGGTCGATCTGCAAGAATAGAGAACCATGAATGCGAGGAATTACTTCTTAAGTATCCTAATCTTGATACCTCAGTCAAGCAGGCACAAAAGTGGTATAAACTTCTCAAAATTAAAGCAACTGCAACTTCTTGCTTAAATTATATGCTAAGAAGAGTAGAAGGTAGGGTAGAAGATGCAGAGTCAACCACATTGGCAGACAAGTTTTTAAACCAAGTTTTTTATGGAGAAAACTTAACAAAAGGAAGTCCATGTTTGGTACTTAGAAATGCGTTTGTTAAGCATGTTACACACAATGCACAACCAGAGACTCGATATATTTTGAAAGCAGGTATATTATGCTGGAATAATTGGTTGAAGGGTAAAGACATGGATAGAATTACTGTTCGGGGCGATAATGTAATTCCCCAACCTGACACACCAACAATCAATGACAGAGTTCGACACGAGTCTTAGTGTTGGCAAGCTGCGTGAGGCCGAATTAATTGAGTTCTTCCAATCCAAAGGGCATAAGCCCATACCCATACCAGGCAAGTTCTCTGGCTTTGATTTCTTCTTAGCCAATACGAAGCAAGGCTATGAGGTAAAGCAGGATTGGAAGGCTCATTATTCCGGCAATCTCGTGGTGGAAGTGGAGATGTATGGCAAGCGATCCGGGTTGATGGCAACCACCGCAGATTGGTGGATATTTGATACCAAGGATGAGTTTATATTTATCACTCCAAAACAACTAAAGGATCTCATTGTGGAGCAGAATCCACCCTTGAGGCAATTCACAGGCAAGGGAGATACCCATCCAAAGAAGGCGTACTTGATACCGGTGCAACGCATAAAAAACTATGCCAGCAGTATCATTAAACGATAAACTAACTACAATAAGTTACACATGAATACACTTAATAAAATCATGAATAAAATAATAATAACAGCAATATTTACAGCAGCAGTTATCACCTGGGCATGGATGATATTGGCATGGATAGCAGCATTAATAGGAGCATAAAAATGACAACAGAAAAGCAAGATTTACGAGTCAAAATAAACAACGAAACACATATATTGTTAGATGCCTACTGCGAGCAGTCAGGTACAACTAAAGGACAAGTTATTACTGACCTGATTTGGGGCAGTATTCCCGAACGCCTCGCGCACACGCGGGTATTTCTTACGAAATACCTTAGTAATAATATATATAGTACCCCTGACATTTCTGAGGTCAAAAGCAAGACCCGTGGAAAGCGATTATTACCATCTGATTTTTCACCTGACAAATCCATAGCAGATGATGCAGGCATCGATTACGATGGTGCGCTTGAAGCGTTTACAGATTGGGCAAAAGCAGGAGGTAAAAGATACTTGGATTGGGATGCGTGTTTTCGCACTGCGTGCAAGACATGGATTAAGGAACGCTATCCACATCTTCGCAGAGCAAGCACAAGCGTTTCAACTCATGGCTTAAATTTTGATGTGACTACCAAGCACCCGGATGATTGATGTTGAATTAGCAGAGCAAGCAGTTCTCTCCGCCATGTTGCATGATGAAAGTGGAGTAGCCACCGCACAAGCAGGTGAAGCATTAACCAAGGATGACTTCTCCTGCATGGATCGTTCCACGATCTTTGAGACGTGTTTACGCTTATCACCTGCCAATGAGATTGATGTAATCATAGAACATCCAGAGCTAAAACAAGAAGTAATCTTTTTGAGCGAGAAGTTTGGTGGTGGTGGCATAGAAAGATACATTGAATATTTGATAGATCATCGTAACACGAGATCCGTGGAGCGTGCCTTATGGCAAGCCAATGATGATTTAAAAGCAAGTAAACCAGCAGAAGAGATTTCTCAGACATTTGTGAACACCATTGCAAAATCACTTTCTCAAAGAAAGGGTGTGGTTGCATGTGGAGCAGCAAGCAAAGAAGCATTTGCAGAATTTCTTGAAGTGGATGCAGGTGGCACGCAAGCAATCCCAACAGGATTGGAAAAGTTAGATGCTATTCTTGGAGGTGGATTCAAGAAAGGTAGCTTGTATGTCCTTGCAGCACGCCCAGGAGTAGGCAAGAGTGCATTAGCAATACAAATGACATACGAGACTGCAAAGCGTGGTTTAAGGGCAAGCTATGCAAGCTTAGAAATGTCATCATCAGAATGTGCTGGTAGATTACTTTCCAATGCAAGTGGTGTACGCAAACCTACAGGCAAGGGGTTTCTCAATGCAGGTCACAAGCAAAAACTAGAGACTCAAGTGCAAGCTATGCAGACATGGCCAATTACATTCAAGGATGATAACCAAGCCACCATGCAAAGTATTGAGGCATTCATTGCCAAGCAAAGACTTGAAGGCGAGCTTGGTTTAATCGTGGTCGATTACTTGCAGCTACTCTCTTCACCTGGGCATGACTCACGAGTGCAAGAGGTTAGCGCAATCTCACGACAGTTAAAAAGTATGGCAATGGAATATGAAGTTCCTGTGCTTGCACTCTCGCAATTAAATCGTGCCTTAGAAAGTGCTAACCGCAATCCCATGCTATCAGATCTGCGTGAGTCAGGAAGTATAGAGCAAGATGCAGATTGTGTGCTTCTCATGCATCGAGAAAAGGAAGTAGATCCAACCAATGATGATATTATTTGCAATGTTGCTAAGAACAGAAATGGAGAGGTGCGTGCAACTAAGCTAACCTTTACCAAGCCAACCGGGCGTTTCTCAACACGAGTTGAAACAAGATTACATGATAAGAAACCATTTTAGACTAAGAGCAGACTACATAATGTTACATATGATACCATATGAAGCCCAAGAAGGCATCTAAAAAGCGTTTTGATTGATTATGAGGGTGTTTACTCATGTGGCACAACCAAAACGCTTTTTAGAGGGGTAACGGGGTAGAGTTTACATTTCTCCTATAAACTCACGAATATAATCTTTCGTTGAATAATCTGAGTAGACTTCTGGAGCAAGACAAGGTTCACCATCATCATCCTTGTGAGCTATTGCAAAAACTCGATTGGCTTTTCCTTCGCCATAAAAAGTTTTCTTATTGGCATGAATGAAAAGCCACTTTGCATTCTTTTGAGCTTTATCAATATTTATATCTTCTCCCCACCTTTCGGATAAGTAAAATTCTGTTTTTGACTTGTCTGTATCTTTTACTCGCAGATCCCTAACAATTTCAAACTTTCCATAGGTTTGCTCAATAAACTCAGGTTCATGGTAACATAAATCCCAGGATGTTCTTGCATCATATTTGCTGGTAAAGAATCCAATACTTCTAAGTTTGTTGAAATGATCATAATATTCATCATCTAGTTTATTAGATTTCTGCCATTCATCTTCCTTTGAAGTTTTCATTATAAGAGAATTTAGTCTAAAGGATTGGTCTGTTTCTCTTTTTACCTGTGCAATCAAAAAGTTAGTAACCACATCAGAATATTCTCTATTGAAAATAATAACATGCGCAGTATCTCCCATGCCATGTGCTGACATGTCTCCATATTTAGCCACAAGGCAAAAGGTTTCTAAAGTATCTTCTTTCTCTTCACTCATGCTGGTACTCCATCCTTCCATGCTACGAAAGTGCCATGCTTAGATTCCGGATCTATCTCTTTGCCATTCTCCTCAAACAAAGATACGTGACATTTCTCTTCAATGTGTTCCATGTGTCTATTCCATGCGTGAGTACCCCATCCATACTCTGAGTCAATATTTTCTACAAGAGATGCGATCTTATGTTTTATTAATAGCTCAGTATAGCAATGCAAGTAAACTGCATCATCATCAATATTACCATGCCATGTGCCTTCCATGGTATCTTGTGTTGTCTTTGTTATATCAAATTCTAGTTCTATTTTCATGTTACTTAATCCTTTCGAGTTCTGCCTCTACCTCTTTCTCCCATTTGTCAATCCATGCCTGGTCATCGCCATGCACATGTGCTTGGCTGCGCTTAAATGGTATAGTTTCATAAAGATCCGCTTCAAGGTCTTCAATCCTTTGCTCTAGTTCTTCTCTTTCTAGTTCTTTCTCGTTGTAATAGCTCATAGTATATTTTTAGTTAATTTGTTTCTTGTTTCTCTTAGCCCACCATGCAAGCACTTTCGGCACGAATTTCATCGCTATGAAGAGCGCCAAGCCCATGGCGAGCTTTGGTAGTAGGTCATTGTTGTCTTGTTTACTCATTACCTTACCTCCCTTACATGTGAATATTCATAGCTCATCATCTTGCTAAATGATTGCCCGGTCTTTCCTGCATCCTGCGCAGTTCTCGCTTCCACCTCTAGAACCTTCATACAGGCACGCTGGCCTTTGATTTGCTTGTATGCGAATACCTCAAAGCTTGTAAGCTTGGGTGCTTGTTTATGTGCTGCTATTCTCATAATTATTTAAGGTTAAATGTTAGTTGTATTTTCTCTTTTTCTGTAAAGGATTGCCCTCTTGCACCATGCTTACATGCCCTCGTTTCACGAGGCCTTGCCTCATGCTTTGCACGCTCCCTTTGCTCTCTTTGTTTCCTCGCTTTCTCGCCTATCTCTAGCAATTGTTTGAGTGCTTCCGGGAACATCTCGCTTGCGTGTTTCATAGCTCCCCTTTCTCATTGATAATATCTTGCAGCATTAACCAAGCTGGAAAGATCCAGGGTAAAATTAAAAGTAGTATGTCGTAAGTCATTGGTAACCTTTTGTAGTATATTTTGAGTTGATTTTTATCTTGAAATAGTTTGAGAAAATATCTTTTCGCTTTTCACGCCGTTAGCATGCACTTCAATAGTAAAATTACCATAACGTGGTAAGTAATTCATGATATACTTTTTAGCTGTTAAGATTGCCTTGTCAGCGCTCCACTCCCAACCAAGTTGCATAACAAAGCCTGATTCGTTTCTTCGATAAATGTAATAAGTCATAGTAGTAATTTTTGAGTTAATAAAAACAAGCAATTGCGCTTGCATGAATACAACAAAACACAACGATTGCACCATGTCAACTTATTTTGTAGTCAATCGTCACACAACTAATAAAATCTTGCGTCCCACTATACATGCTACATGCAAGCGTGCCATCGCAAAGCGATGCCATGCACCATGCAAAAAAAGTTTCATGCAATCTTGCAAACTTAGTACCATGTGATCCTTGCAAACAAGTAGCATGAAATCATGTGGCTTGGGAAGCATGGAAGTATGGAAGTAAGGAAGTATGGAAGCATGGAAGTATTAATGCAAGTAAGTTGCGTTTAAAAAGCATTCCTCCCCGGTAACCACTTTTTAGCTTTACATGTGTAAAGCAAATCTAGGTTTGCATGGTGGCTTGCAAAGTTGAAAGACCAGCTTGCAATCAATCGAGCTAGACCACGCAATCACACGTAATCATGCAATCTTGCCAAGTCAATCCACGCAATCCCACTATCCATGCATACCTTGCACTTTCTAACAAAAAGTGCGACCTCTTTCCATGCCTGCTTTACATGTGTATACCAAGTGCATTTACACTAACTAGGGGGGAGGAGGGGGTAGCCCGATTCCCCTGCGTTCTTTCTATATTATTATCACCCCCCGCATAACTTTTTTTGCAATATTGCCCCCCTTGGTGGGGCGTTGTTTGCGCATGGTTATGATGGGGTATTACGCTATCATGCCCCCATACCTTTCATGCCCCCCTACCCCCTTGCATAGCATACAGCATGGCCTCGAATCGAGGCGTAGGGTAATGTAGTTTGAGTTAGTAGATCGGGAATACGATCTTATTTATCCATAGGTTTGTATATCCGATGTCCTGCATGGATAACAATTTCCTTACATAGATCGAGGAACTCTTGATCTGTCATCATACCTTTTGCCCGGTTTGCTTCTGGGCATACAATTTGGAGATTATCCATAGAATTATCCCCACCACGAGCTGTGGGAGTCTTATGGTCATATTCATAGGTATCTGGATCGTGAAAGTCTATAGGTCTACCTGTAAGCGCGCATGGGAAAGTGTCACCATACTTTGCATGAACATCTTTATAATTGAAAGTCATAGGTCTTTGGAAACGATTGGCTTTATCTGATATTGCTTTGGATGTCTGTCTTTTTGATTTATTAAGATACCAGGCAGGCTTAGGTTGTTTGGAAAGTGGTTTAGGATTTTGGAAGGAATAGATTTTATTAAGGATTACTTTATAATTTCTTGGATAGTTTTTATTTTTTTCTTTGGCAAGATCCCGTGTTTTTTTACGCAGGGCATAGGATACAGTAGATTTGGAACATTTAAGTTTCTTTGCAATTTGGTTAAAGGACAGACCTTTTTTGCGTAGGGCGATGATTTGTTTATTTAGAGGAGTCATCTGGAGTGATGTCTACAACTTTATCTTCGGATGCCTGGGTGGGTTGTTTTTTAACTTCTTTGGTTGCTCCTTTAAGGATGGAGCGTACTTGATCGGGGGACATATCAGATGAACCGAGGGTTACATTTGCGGATGCGGTGATGTTGGATGGTCTACCTGAGACGGTAAGGAATTTATCCATGAGTACTGCCACAGCATAGGCTAGATTTTGAGGGGGTATTTCGTCTAGTTTATTGTGTAAGGTGTTTAAGGAGTCTGCCACCATAGTGGATAGCTTGGAGTTTACTTGATTGAGGAACTCCTGCTCAGTCATGTCCAAACGATAGCGTAGGAAATTACCAATGGACTTACGAAGTTCTGGATCTTGTTTCATTAGGATCTCTGCTTCTTTTTTCCCATTTGATTGTTTGGCTGCAATCTTAGCTGCTGATTTAATTATATTATTTTTTGTCATATCATCACAGAATCCACGGACTGTACCTGGTTTCCTTGCTTGTCGTTTATATTGCTTAGGCATGGTATTTTTATTTTTTTTCAGAAAATACTTGCATTGTCAAGTGTAAGACTACATAAGGCTACAAATGGATGTTGATAGGGGAAAAGAGATATTAAAGAAGGCGTGTATGAACTACACGGAGTTTAGCAAGTTGATGGGAGTAAAGCCTATTACAGTGAGGCTTGCGTTTAGTCAGAAGCGACTGAGCAAGAAGATGGTTGCTAAATTGCTTGAGATGGAAGAACCGCAGAAGGAAGAGGAAGAGAAGAGTGAGCGTACTTTGATTAAGGAAGGAATGATTAAACAGAGTATGGGGGAAGTACGCAGCGCTAAGGTCTATCTGTTACCTAAGAATCCATATTTACGCTTTATAGAATTTATTGATGGCACACATGGCAAGTTCCGGGCAAAGCCGGGTACGTTTGGATTGGGAAGTGTGGTCAAGGTTAAGAGGGAAGATGGAGATATGTACACCTTGGAAGGCGAGTACGATAGGAAAGGAAGATTAGTATGATAGATGATGATGAAGTTGATTACGATGTAAGGGGAGACATGCCAGACGAGGAGGAGGAAGAGAGTGAGGATGAGCTTCAACGCATTGAATGGGAACGTATCAAGAGAAGGTAATGTGGATAATACCCAAAACATTATCAGCTTTTGTACCGGATACGGAGGGCTTGAACTTGGAATTAGACGAGCAGGCGTGGATGTTAGAGTCATCTGCAATGTGGAGATCGAAGCCTTCGTCCAAGCAAACCTGGTTGCGAAGACTGAAGAAGGGAGGATGGATAACGCACCTATCTACTCGGATCTTAAAACCTTCCCTGCACGAGAGTTTCGTGGAAAAGTACACGGACTCATTGGAGGATATCCATGCCAGCCATTCAGTTCAGCAGGCAAGCGACAAGGAGAAAAAGACCCAAGACACTTATGGCCATACATCCTCAAGCACGTCAGGGCAATTAGACCTGTTTGGTGTTTTTGGGAAAATGTCCAAGGACACACCACGATGGGGCTATGGCGAGTCTTGTCCGATTTGGAAGAAGAAGGTTATAGATGCACGTTCGGCATATTCAGCGCGGAAGAAGTTGGCGCTCCACACCAAAGGAAACGAGTGTTCATCTTGGGGTACTCCGAAGGAACAGGACTCCCGTGCGGCATCATGGGACAGAGGGAAGAGCAACTTGGGGGAGCAGGTGCATGGGATGGCAAAGTCCTGGGCAACACCACAAGCCTCCGACCACATCGAGGGCGCGAGAACTGCGAAGGAGAGCAATCAGAAGTGCTTGGGGAGAGACTTGAATCAGATGCAGAATTGGCCAACCCCACGAGCAGGCAACCCAGGCAGTCGCAAGCCCGGAACGGGGGGCAAGATACTAG